TTAGGCGACCCTGAGATTGACGACTCATTGGGTAAGGTGCCGGGAGTTACTAGACAAATCAGGCTTAAAAACTCAGGTTCTACGCTTATGATGATGACAGCTAACCCTCGCGCAAAGATTGAATCTAAGTCCTTTCATCTTATTATTATTGATGAGTGCCAGGAAGCAGACGACTTTGTAGTGTCTAAGTCAATCTCTCCAATGCTTGCGTACTACTCAGGAACTATGGTTAAAACGGGAACACCAACAACAAGTAAAAATAATTTTTACCGCTCTATCCAGCTAAACAAGCGTAGACAAACTAGCGCACGCTCTAAGCAAAACCACTTCCAATGGGACTGGCGAGACGTGGCTAAATGCAACGCTAACTACGGTAAGTTTATTAAGAAAGAAATGTTACGCGTTGGAGAAGACTCAGACGAGTTTCAAATGTCGTACAACTGTAAATGGCTCCTTGAACGAGGTATGTTTGTAACTTCAACCATTATGGATGAACTTGGCGATACTTCCCAAGAGGTGGTTAAGGCTTGGCACCGTACACCAGTAGTAGTTGGAATTGACCCGGCAAGAAAGCTAGACTCTACAGTTGTAACTGTTGTATGGGTTGACTGGGATAGGCCAGATGAGTTTGGCTATTTTGACCACCGAGTTTTAAATTGGCTAGAGATTCAAGGCGATGACTGGGAAGACCAGTACTTTCAAATAGTTAACTTTCTTGGCTCCTACGATGTTTTAGCGGTTGGAGTTGATGCCAATGGTGTTGGAGATGCGGTTGCTCAAAGACTTAAACTTTTACTTCCCGGAGCAGAGGTTCATTCCATAGGCAGTAGCTCACAGGAACAATCTAAACGTTGGAAACATTTAAAAGCGCTAATTGACCGCCGTATGGTTGGGTGGCCTTCTCATGCTAAAACTAGACGTTTACGTACTTGGAAACGGTTTTACCAACAAATGACAGATTTAGAGACTAAGTTCCAAGGCCCTAATTTCTTGGCACATGCGCCCGCTGAGGCCCACGCCCATGACGATTATGCGGACTCCCTAGCTATAGCGGTTTGCTTAACCATGGATTTAACAATGCCCCAGGTAGAAGTATCAACTTCGCCTTTTTACAAATAAGTTCTACTTTAGGCAGTTTTTTTAAACGATACCGAGCACACTTTTACCTGAGGCCTCACCCTTATACAAGGAGTTATAACTATGACAATAGCACCATCACCTAAGTTCCCAGAACGCCCAGGCACAGTTTACGACCGTAAACTAGCTGGAGCTGTACCAGGACAACGCGGACCACTTCGTTTCGAAGAAGGTATTGCAACTGATACAGATGTTCCACAGGAATTCTCAACGGGCGCTGCACAAGGATATATTCCTGCCGCAGGTCGTCCAAACCGCAATGCAAATGTTTTTGTAAAATCAGCTGAAGAAACAATGCGTGAGCGTGCTCACGTTGGTTCAGCTGCATGGGTAGAAGCACCAAACACTCTTCAAGAGTTTGCTTCTGCTGGTTTTAGCGATTACGGTTCAAACGTCATTGAGGAAACATTCCGCGATGGCTCACACCAACAGCGCCTTAACCCTTCAGTAGTACAAGACTAAATAGGTTTCTACCCCCGTTTCTACGGCGAATACGTGGCGGGGGTAGTTTCTCTTTTTCTAAGGAATTTAAATGGCTCTGATTTCTGGTCGTTCAGTAACTAATGCTCCCAAGCAGTTACCTGCTAATCCACGCCTCTGGAACATGGTTACAACCCAAGCAAAGTCAAGATTTCCAAAATATCCGTCTCCAGCGGCGGCTCACTGGGTACATAGTAAATATGTCCAAATGGGCGGTAAGTTTGTAGACTCAAAGAAGCAGATTGACCCTCGTAACAGAGATTACGAGCAAGAGAAAAAAGATAAAGAAGAAAAAGAACAAAAGCAAAAAGTCACACATAAAGTAGGACTTAACAACATTAAAGGTCAGCATTTTAAGTAAAAGTCCCAAAGCGACATGTCGACATTAATGCTAGTATTTAGTTGTGAGTTTAACGAGAGGATTTATCGGTGAGTGGTAGCGGTTTAGATTTCTCACCTCCGTCCTACAGGGCTGCGTCTTCTGACTTAACTATCTCTATTTCTCCATTAGGTTTAGTAGAACTTGCAGACGAAGAATTTGAAGTACACGGTCCGCGCTTAAACCGTTATAGCCTTAACTGGGCCATGTATCTAGGCCATCATTATTCATACCGCCGTCAAGTAGGCGAATCGCAGATGGTTCTTAATTACTATCGTGCGTTTACAGATTTTATTCTTAACTTTACTTTTGGTAAAGGTGTTCAATTCCGTAGCCCTAAAATAACAGAGGCAATTGTTCCTGACCTGCTTGAAAGAGTATGGGAAGTAGATAACAACAAACCTACAGTGCTTTGGGAAATGGGACAGCAAGGAGCCGTATCTGGCGATTGTTTTATTAAAGTTGCCTACGAAGAGGCTTATCAAGACCCAGCAGGGCGAGTGCACCCTGGTCGTGTTCGTATTCTTCCGCTTAACTCTTCTTTTGCCTTTCCTGAGTTTCACCCACACGACCGTGAACGCCTAATTCGTTTTAAACTTAAGTACCGTTTCTGGGGAACATCCCTTGAAGGTACCCGTCAAGTATTTACATACACAGAAATTTTAACTGATGACTCTATTGAGGAGTACATTAATGACGAACTTATTGACTCGCGCCCTAATCCGCTTGGCGTTATTCCTATTATTCACATTGCAAACGTTCGGATTAGCGGTAGTCCTTGGGGTCTATCTGATTGCAACGATATTATTCCTATTAATCGTACTTATAACGAAACCGCTACTGATATTGCTGACATTGTTAACTACCACGCGGCGCCAGTTACGGTCATTATTGGGGCAAAAGCGAGCCAGTTAGAAAAAGGTGCAAACAAAGTTTGGGGCGGGTTACCTAAAGATGCCCGAGTAGAAAACTTAGAAGGTGGCTCTCAGGGTCTTAAGGGTGCCATGGACTTCCTAGCAATGATGAAAAAGTCAATGCACGAAATGGTTGGAGTTCCAGAGACTGCTCTTGGACAAGCCCAACCAATTTCTAACACCTCAGGTGTGGCACTTGCTATTCAATTCCAACCTTTGATGAACCGCTACCACCAGAAGATTATTCAATACGCACATGGCCTAGAAAGAGTCAACGAACTCATTCTTTTAAACCTTGCGCTTAAAGAGCCAGAGACTATGCAGGCTAACCCTGGGACTAGAACCGCTCCCCTTAAAGAGGGACAGGTTTCAATCCTTGACCTTAATGACTCAATAAGTTTCCGTTCATATGTGCATTTTCCTCCTCCACTACCGCTAGATAAATTAATTGCGCTTAACGAAGTGCAGTCAATGCTATCCCTTGGGTTAGAGTCAAAAGAGGGCGCTCTGCGTTCTCTTGGCGAGGAGTTCCCTGATGAAAAGCTTATGGAAATCCGTCAAGAACTTATTGATGATGCCAAGGCTGATGGGGCCCTTAACCTTATTAAAACTCAAATTCAAAACGAGATTGCAAGCTTGACGGGCATGCTTCCTGGCCCTGACGGTGCACCAGCACAACCAATTATGGGTGGTCCAGAGGGTGCAACCCCTCAAGCTCCTATGGCTAACGCTGCTACTCCTTTACTAGATGAAGCCCAAATGTTTGTACAAATGGGAGAACAAGGTTTGAGAAATCGCCTTGTCACAGAAGCTTACGGCACAAAAATTCCACAACGAAGGGTGCCGGAAGGATACGAAAAATAAACCGTTTAGGCTGACAATTCTTACTAAAAAGGTGAGAATTGTTTACTGAAACACAACGTTTGGTCATATGTGATTTAAATCGGACAAAGACCCCTAGGATAAAAGGATGTATAGCATGGAAACTGCACAAGTAAATGCTGAGGCTTTTGGAGCCGAAGCAGGAGTAACACCAGTAGTGAACACCCCTGATGTTGATGCATCAGCTGTTAACACTCAAAGCTCAAAGTTTTATACAGAAGATGACCTTGCTAAGGTTCGTTCTCAGGAAAAAGAAAAACTTTATCCTCAGATTGAAAAGCTAAAGGAAGAAGTTGATGTATTGAAGCGTAGTAGAGAAGAAGAAGCTGCTCGAATTGCCGCTGCAGAATCAGAGCGTAAAGCTCAGATTGCTTCAGAGCAAAAGCAAAAAGATGAAAGCGAACTTGAGGTTCGTGACCTTCTTGCTAAAAAAGAAAACGAGTGGGCAGAACAGCTAAAGCATGAGCGTCAAGAACGTGAAACCGCTT